TCCGGGGGACGACGCACATCGCGAACAGCTGGCCTTCTACGTGCCATGCTGTCACCTAACACAGTGCATATCGAGAAATGCACTGTACCTATGAGAAAATTTCGTAGCAGAAAAACTAGCGATGATATTGACATACGCGCTACGAACATGCATACGCAAACATGTAGAAAGGAGACCCATCATGGTCACAGCGAAACAAATCCAGCAATGGCTCACAGCACGCGAAAAACAAATCGAACGGGAAATCCGTGCAATAGAAGAGAAATACGGACCACCGGCAGCAACACTAATACGAGACGAACTTGAACTACTCAGAAACTTCAAAAACAGCTTGACTAACGAAAAGATCAAGCTCATAACATCACCAAAATGAAACTGCTCATAATCCTTGCGGAAATCGACAGAGCAGACGCAAAAAAAGCAGCCGCTCTCGCACACGACATCAACGATGTCCTAGAAAACTTCATACAACTACCAGAACTGGAAATCATCAAAGGCTTTCAGTTTAAGGACTAGGAGCATCGAAGCCGCGGAGCAAACTGCTCCGCGGCTTCCCAGACTATACGGCGTCTTCCGCGCCGTCAAGGGGCGCTTCGCGCCCGCTACGCGGCTTCGCCCTTGACCGCGCTCCAGCCGCCTCCTCTTCCTTCTCCGGCGCCAGGACCTCGCCTTCCTGAGGTGCCGGCCTTACGGCCGGTACCTCCTCGACAAGATCACGAACCTCAAAACCAGACAAGAACTCATGGTCCTCGGGATCATCGATATCAAAATCGGCAGCATCACTCACGGTGTCAACCTCCAGATCATCCGCAAGCGTAGCCAAACGCCGCTGCAACATATCAGCCATCATTTCCATCATCGAAGGCTCATGTTTATAACCGATCGGAGGAGCAAATTTCGTAGGATTAAACACCTCACGACCATCAGGCAGCAACACAGTCCTACCCTTACCCGGATCATCAGCATCCCAGCGACCATAAACAGGGATCATCTTACTCGAAAACTCCTCAACAGACTTCGCCGCCATTTCAGCAGCAATCTCAACCACAATGGGAGGAATAACCTCCTCCACCTCCTCACCGAGCATTCTCTTAATCTCAGGATCATCAGCAAGACTGCGCTTTTTCATACCATCCTCCTAGAAAGTGAACGATTGACCACTAGACGTAACAAGACGCCGCGCCTGAATACTATGCCGCGCATGAATGTACAGCACATCTTGCGAAGGCACAGCAAAAATACGCTCAGACGGAACACACGACACAAACGTAGAATTTAGCGACGGCGCAGAGGCAAAAATACGAGCCTCATGCCAAAAATTAAGCGTCGTCGTACGGAACTCACCCGCGATAGAACTTTCTTCACGCCGATATTCATCATATCGGTCCTGATAACCGAACACACCATCCGGAGTAGCATGCGCAGCATAAACCTCCTTATTCAACACCTGCTGCTGCCCAATATGCTGCAATTCCTTATTCCAGAAATCATACTTAGTACGCCTATTAAAAGTACGAGGCAGACCATTGCCATAAATACTCTTAGGCCGAGCAGACAACAGCGTAAGAACATACCCATGCTCTTCGAAGAACCTACGATAGCGATTAGACCGCATAGCAGCGATACCGTGACCACGAAGAGTACCGACAGCATTAACGCCCTCCGCAGTCTGCAACACCTCAGAAAACTGAATTACCTGCTTACCGCCACCAAGATACTCAGGCCGAGAAAGACGCGCATCCGAAGAACGAACACCCAAATATGCAAGAAACTCAGGGTACCGAGACCCATACCGAGCACGAACCTCCTCGAAACGCTGTAGCGCCAACGCCTGACGCAACACATTAACCGTAACGGCAGAAGCAGTAGACAAATCCGCATAAATATCAGGCGGATTACCAGACCCCGTATTACCAGTAGTCGTAGTCTTGAAAGACACGTTAGAATTATTGGTAATAACGTTACCGGTAAGTAACGTACCATCACTCTGCCGCACATTAGCAGCTGCCGCCTGCGTAGGCGAATTATCCAACATACCAATCCCCTTGATATTAGCACGAGTACCAAGCGGCAGCGTCACAGACGGACCCTTCTGCTCCCAAGGACGAGCAGACGTATAATAATCCTTCTCCCAACACACATTCTGCAACACACGAGACGTCGAACCATCTGGCCCATCATCAACACGCACAGTCACAGCCGACTGTAAATCCTGATCCCGATAAAACTCATTCCAGATCAGCTGATAAGCACGCCAAGGCAAAGCAGAAGCGACAAGATTAGGAACAAGAGGTGCCACACCCAAATAGTCGGCAAGGGAACCAACCAAATGACCACCAACCGGAGCTTGTATAGTAGGAAACGCCGATGCATTGTTCCCATCAGGACCCCCAGTAATAAAATCCTCAAAGCTACTCCAAATCAACCGATGAGGCACAAACCAGTGATGAATACGCACAGTAATAGGATGCATCACAGGAGCCAGCATAGGCGCAGCCCTAATCAACGCCATCGTCGAATGCTGAAAACTATCGCCTGGAAGCACCTCAGACAATCCAATCGGAACTAACTCACCCATATCGCACGAAAGCAACTTCGTGTACGACAACGAAAACTTAGAGCGTTTCATCTTGCAACCTTTCTTTGTTTCCACAGTTCAGCCCGAGCTTTCCAATTAGCAAACTCCCCGTCGGACATCTCAGAGAGCAGCTGCGACAACCTCAAACGCGGCGCTTCGCCTTCCAAAGCGAATAAAACATCGCGCACAATCTGCAACTCAGCCTTCTTTTCATCAAGGACACTCTGCGGCGCATTCTTTTCTCTCCCTATCATAACACGCAACTTCTGCCGCAAATAACGACCAAGCGGCCACGATTTACCCTCAAAACGTAAAGCAGCAGGAACATCATCACCACGCAGACCATGCTGCATCAACACACTAGCAACGTCCCACATAGCGTCAGCGCCAATACCCGGACGATTCGAAGCCCGCGAAAACTCAGGAAACCGACCCTTCAAACGCCTGTCATCTCGCGCAGTCATACCCTTAACGCAATAACCAGCAACATAAGACGCGCTATCGCGCGTCACGTTACCGAGAAACACATGACCATGACCCCACTTCTCATAAATCAAACGACATTGAGCACAACAATTCATATTCGGCTCCTTCGTCAACAAGTCACGCTCAGTATTCCCACGAGCACAACCCGGTAAACCGAACACTAAAACATGATAATGTGGACGCTCCGAAATATCACCATACTCACCAACACCATAAAAACGTATCTTCACAGGTGAAACCGCCTCTCGTAACCGCTTCATAAACAACATTAAATGACGAGGAACCAATTCAGGCAACCGACACTTCACATTATACACTAACTGCAAATCCTCATACGTTAAAGTCAGAAACACACTATCACCATGACACATATTCTCTAACATAATACGGTGCTGCAAAACACGCCTACGATTCATGCGACAAGGGCCACACTGCCCACAGGGAAATGCGCCCTTGTCATTCACGAATGGCTTACGACACAACATCACATACGGAACCCAATCCGCATACGACCTACACGACCACGACGACGAACGCGGGAACGCCGACGAAAACGGCCACGACCACGACGCCTCATAACAATCACCTCCTTCCTCAACTAAAACGCATCCAAGACGGCCAACGCTTACCCTCCTGCGGCACACGATCATAATAAAGCTTCTTATATCCCAGCTTCTTCCACATCCACCGCACGAACTGACGACTATGCCTAATACCAATCGGCTCCAAAGCACCACCCGGCTGCATATTATAATCGATAAGATGCATAATATTCGGGTAATTCACAAAATCACTATCGCCAAACAAATTCTCCAAATCTTGACCCATCGTATTACCCGGCGGGACCTTCAAATCCGTACCACCTAACGTAATCGTCTGCTGCGGAGCTGTCTTAGCCAATTCATCTAACGGACCCTTCGGAAACACTTTACCATCCTGCGGCAAACCCGGAGGAGTACCAGGCTGATTCAACTTTCGAATCTGACTACGAAGCAACTCATTCTCCAAACTACCACGCTCCAAAGCCAAAGCTTGCATAGCAGCCGCAGCCTTATCCGGCTTACTACTATACGCCATAGCAGCTCTACCGATATCTTGACCAATAGACGCGAAATCATTACCACCGGCGCCCACAGGACTAGGATTAAACGTAGGAGCGCCCAATGCATACAACGGATGTATACCCGCTTCTTGAGCATCCCTCACACGCCATGAAATACCATGCTGCATAGCATCCTTCTGCAACTTCCGATCCTTCTTCCGATCAGAAGCACCAGTAATAGCACCAAGAATTCCACCAGCAGCACCAAGGATAGAATCTAGCATTTTATCTCGCTCCATATATTGCGACGACGACTTCCACCAGAACCCTTTTTACGCAACTTCTTAGCAAAGATAACCTCACGCCGAATCTTACGCTTAATACACGGTACAACCAATTCAGGGACAGCGAACCTCAAACGAAAATCCTTGAACCCTACTAACTTACGAGCAGACTTACGAAGCGCCCCTGGGGGGCGCAAATCACCGAGAGGATGAAAACGCCTCCGATCGTCTACCGGAGGCGCAGAGGGACGGACAGTACTCTGCAACCTGTCCGCCCTCCGCACCCACTCAATGTGCATCGCTAGCTCCGGGGGACGACGCACATCGCGAACAGCTGGCCTTCTACGTGCCATGCTGTCACCTAACACAGTGCATATCGAGAAATGCACTGTACCTATGAGAAAA